TCGATGAAACGCTCTTCCTGGTCGATTGGGTCGTTGAGCTCAGAGTATGCATTGGCAAGCTCCTTACCGTTTACCATCAACTCGAAACGCTCGGTCAAGCCTGGCTTAGAGCGGTGCATTTTGGTCAATGGAGACATCTCTACAGGATAGTCGGTGATGAAGGTTGGCTGGAGGAAAGTACCCTCGCAGAACTCACCGAAGAGTTCGTCGATCAACTTACCCTTACCCATGGTTTCATCTACATCCATGCCCTTCTCCTTGCAGAATGCGCGGATTTCTTCCTCTGTCTTGCCGTTGCAGTCGAAACCGGTCTTCTCCTTGATGGCATCGAGGATAGGCAGACGGCGATATGGAGCCTTGAAGCTGATGATGTTGCCATCAATCTCACGCTCTGGCTTGCCGTTGACAGCGATACAGATAGTCTCGAGCAACTTCTCTGTGAATGCCATCATCCAGTTGTAGTCCTTGTACTGAACATAAAGCTCCATACAGGTGAACTCTGGGTTGTGGTTGCGGTCCATACCCTCATTGCGGAAGTTCTTGCCAATCTCATAGACACCCTCGAAACCACCTACGATGAGGCGCTTCAGGTACAGCTCGGTAGCGATACGCATATACATATCCTGATCGAGTGCATTGAAGTGGGTGATGAATGGGCGGGCAGAAGCACCACCGGCAATGCTCTGCAGGGTTGGAGTCTCTACCTCTGTATAGCCAGCGTTGTCGAGTACGTTGCGCAGGGTGCGGAGTACGGTAGCACGCTGCAGGAAGGTATCCTTCACGCCGTCGTTTACGATGAGGTCAACATAGCGCTGACGGTAACGCAACTCTGGATCGTCGAACTTGTCGTAAGCTACACCATCCTTGTACTTCACGATTGGGAGTGGCTTCAAGCTCTTGGAGAGCAGGCACAACTCCTTGGCGTGAACAGAAATCTCGCCAGTCTGTGTGCGGAAAACGAAACCCTTTACGCCGATGAAGTCACCGATGTCGAGAAGCTTCTTGAATACAGTATTATAAAGGTCCTTGTTCTCGTCTGGACAAATCTCGTCGCGGGCGATATAGACCTGGATTCTTCCCTTTGAGTCCTGCAGCTCAGCGAAGCTTGCTTTACCCATTACGCGGCGACCCATCATACGGCCAGCGATAACTACCTGGCGTGGCTCGTCCTCGTCCTTGAACTCAGCCTTGATATCAGTGCTGAATGCATTGGTTGGAAACTCTGCTGCTGGATATGGATCGATGCCCATCTCGCGCAATGTCTGAAGACTCTGTCTGCGAACGATCTCCTGTTCGCTTAACTCTAAAATGTTCATATTATATTCAGATATATCTTTATATTTTCTTATTTTGGTGCAAAAATACAAATAATTTTCCGAACTCGCACCCTATTTTTATGCTTTTTAATACAATAAGGTGATTTATCTATGCAAAAATTGCACGAGCCTATAGTTTGATGAAGATTTTCTTGTGATACATCCAGACTCCCATCACGGCATGGATGGCTACAAAGAAGAGGGCGTAGGTGAGCGATGCCACATAATCATCGGTGATGAGGATGTGAATGCCGGCAAAGATATCTGCCTTGATGCCGAAGCTGCCGAAGAGGATGGCGAGCGCCTCACTCATCACATAGAGAAAGAGTGGGTTCATGCCAAAGGCGAGCAATCCCCTGGTCAGAATGTTGTCTTTCTGCAGCTTCTTCTGGCTGTCATCTGTCGCAGCTGAATCGGTAGCTGCACCTCTTCCGTCGATAAACTGTACCAGGATGCCCAATATCCAGGATGCGAATCCGCAGGTTACGAATACGTAGCTGGGACTCCAGATGCGCTTGTTGATTCCGAAACCTATCAGGGAGAGTCCGAATCCCAGGGCTACCATCACAAGACCTGCCACTTTCAAGACCTTGATCTTGGATTCTACAGTCTGTCCCGCAATGGAGATGTATTTGCAGCAGAGGAATCCTATCATCGTATGGGCGATGGCTGGAATCGTGCTCAGCAGTCCTTCGGGATCTACCGGACTTCTATGATAGAGATGGTCGATGCCGAAAATGCTTCTATCTACCTGTGCCAGGATGTTGATGGAGGCATCGTATGCATAGCCGTTGCCAAATACCAGGATTCCCATATAGATGACAATCAGTCCGATGATGGTATGGATGAAGTAACGGTGGTTCAGGGTGATGGCAAGCATAGCCACTACTCCGTAGCAGAGGGCGATGCGCTGCAGGACAGCCCAGATTCTGAGGTGGGCAAAGTCTAGCCCACCTCCGTTGCATATCATGTCAAACCAGTTGATGCCCAGACCGATGAGAAAGAGCAGGACGGTTCGCTTGGCAATCTTTCTGTAGATGGCGGCAGAAGGCTTGAACTCAGTCTTCTTCAGGGATAGAAAGGTGGACATTCCCATCATGAAGAGGAAGAAGGGAAAGACCAGGTCGCATGGGGTGAGACCATTCCACTTGCTATGCTCCAGGAAACTGTAGTTATGCTCCCCGCCATTGTTTACTAATATCATAAGGGCTACGGTGAGTCCTCGCATCACGTCGAGTGATTTTAATCTGTTCATATTTATCTGATGGATATCATGAATTACTTGATGAAATGAATGACTTCTTTGGCTATGTCTGCAGGATTTCCCTCTGGCTTCGAAGAGTATGGGTTCTTCTGCAGGGTCCAAGGCTCCTCCAGCGCATACCAGTCGATTTTCGGAGCACTAGGCAATGCCAGTTGGAAGAGTTCTGCGGATGTCTTGCCGGCATTCTTGCCACTGCCCAAAGCCTCGTAATCGATGTTCGTGCAAGCCGCCATCTGGTCGGCGAGGGCTTTCATATAGGTACTCCAGCGCTTGTAGTAGAAGTCCTTCAGCAATCCTTGCCATTCCTTATGTCCATAATCTCGCAAGCCTCCATCGTCGGCACAGACACGGTTGCCCCAAGTGGTTATCTGTACGCGGGCATTCCATTCGTAGAGGTCTTTCTCTGCTGCGGTCTTACCCAGGTTGCGCGCTTCCTCTATCCAGTGGCCCAGACGGAATTCCGGACGGGTGGCGAGCAACTTGTCCTGCAGCAGAATCATCTTCAGAAAACGGTCGGCATCCTTGTCAAACTCCTTGCGGGAGAATGATTGATAGTCGGCGATGGTCTTCCAGTACTGTTTGCGTCCCTGGTCGGCGAGAGCCTGTCGGCAGATATCTACCAGATCGTACTCATAGTTGTTGTTGCCACGGTATTTGTCTGCAACACTGGCAAAGAGGATGGCTGCCTGTCGGGTATCCTCTGGGTCGTAATAGTTGCGCATCTTCGACCAGCTGGAAACCTGGAAGTTGTTGAGCGAAGGGCGACCGCAGAAGATGCTCTCGTGAGTACCCTGCTGGTTGTTGCCCACCGGACAGTTGTAGATGCTCTGCGCCAGGAGCGCCCATGCCTTCTCGATGGTTGCATCGTGTACCCCATATCGGGCATAGCAGTATTCCTTGAGCCAGTCTTCCTTGGTAGTCTTCTCGGCACGCCAAGGCAGTTCGCTCATCAGTTCAAACATCACAGGGTTGTTTTCCGAACCCTCCATCGTAAAGCCCCAACCCTTGAGCGTTTCACTATTATGATTGCTTTCTCCCTTTTTTCCTGTTGCCAGATAGAAGTTGTTCAGCAGCTGGTCCATTCTTCCATGCAGACCCACATTGCCTCCGAAGTTCTCGAGCATACAGAAGAGCCACTGGTGCTTGCCGTAACCGCCATCCCGCTTCAGAATGCTAGGACCGCCAAACATCGGACGGCATTCTGAGAAGAGGTCGAGTACCAGGATGTCGCCAACCTTCAAGTCTTCAATCATCTGAGGGCGAGGGTTCTCGTTCCATCCCTGTACCACCCAGACCGCCTTTGGGTTGGCACGCTTCATCGCACTCATCAGCGCCTGTCCAGCCTTGGCATAATCTACGGCAGCATCATCTCCACTCTCATGGAAAGGATCCATCGAATAGAAATCTGATTTTCCGTAGAGCTTGGTCAGTTCCTTATAATATAAGTCGGCGATTTCTGTAAATCTGCTGTCGGTAGGAGAGAGGTTGGCAGGACGCTGGTAACCGTTCCACTTGCCGGCATCCGTCACGTTCAGTCCCAGTCTCTTCTTGGCATCATGAGGCACCATTCCGCAATAGCCCGGTAAGACTGGCTTCATGCCCATCTCTTTCATTCTGGCAAGAATCTTTTTCTGCAGGGTTTCCTGCTGCTTATACCAGTTCTGCGGCAACGGACCACCCCAGCCTTCCAGGTTGTTCATTTCCCACCAGGCAAGAAAGGCTGGTCCGGCGATGAACTTGCCCACTTCTTCCTCAGAATAACCGAGTTTCAGGAGCATATTGCGCCATACGCATTCTGTGCCCACGGCAGCCAGCGGCATATTGATACCATGCAATGCCATCCAGTCTATTTCTTTCTGCCATCGGTTCCAATCCCAGAAAGCCATCGTATAAGAAAAGGTGCAGTAATTGAAATCGTAGCGAAGCTTGAGGTCGGTTTCATGGCGCTCTTTCTGTTTTACGGCAGGAAGAACGTTTGGCAATTTTTGGTTCATATTGTTCCAGGTGATGTGGATGCCGGCATGGTGTTTCAGATACCAGTTGATGCCCACGGCAATATTGACCCAGGAGTTGCCTCGGATGATGATAGGATTGTTTTTGCCTGCTGGTTTAGGCGCAGTGGTGTTCTTGCCATTTCCAGCCTGGTCTATCTCGAAGAAATCCTTGTCTGATTTTACAAGGATGGTCTTAAACTTGGCAGCAGCCCCCTTGTCGATTCGATTCAGAAGATCGTCTGCCGGATTAGCGTATGCGCCCAGAGTAACGGTGCATAATAGTCCTAGAAGTGATTTTTTCATAAAATTGTTTGTTGTTGTTTCAATATGCTGCAAAGATAGCGTAAAAAGCCGATAATGCCAAGCAAAAAGTGCTTAAAAGATTAAAAAAGACTTTTTTATCTTTACTGAATTAGCAGCGTAACTAATTGATAATCAACTAAGGAATTTCGGAAATTTACATAATAAACACCGAAAATGCACCGAGTTGTGAATCTAACAAGTTGCAGATACTCAAACAGTTGTGTGATTGAAATGAAACAAATGTTTGGTAAAATGGCTCATTTTTCACAAAAACGGTGCAATATGGTGGTACTTTAAACCTTAATTTTCCAACATCTTTTTGGTAAGCCTGTCGATAGTGTTCTGCTGGCTTTCGATAGTCTTGTTCTGTCTCTCAACGATAGTCAGCAGGTTTGACTGGTTACCTTTCGTAAGCTCTTCGCCCATTACCAGATAGTTGGCATCAACCCAATCTACTGCATTGATAATCTTTACCATGATATCGTAACTAGGGGCGTTTCGGCCTGATACGATATTCTTGATGGTCGTCCACGGCACACCTATTTTCTTAGCAAATGTTGCAACGGTGTGGCCTTCTTTTTCAATGATGGAGTTTACTCGCTCATTGATGGTTTCTGTAGTTACTTCTGTACTCATAATTTATTATTTCAAACAAAATGCTGAAAAAATATAAAATAATCAGTGAAATGTTTGGTAATATCACTGAAATATTATAAATTTGCAGCGTGTTAATAATTCCCACGGTGCAAATATACAAAAAATATCGCACATAATGATGATTTCAAACAAAAATTTTAAAAATATGGGTTTTAGTGAGTACATGAAGAGTCTTCCATACCCACGACGTGAGGTTGTGGAAGAGATTGCAGAGAAATGCAAGGTTTCAAATAATTCCGTCTATAGATGGATTCAGGGCAAGTCTAAGCCGAACGCTCTATGCAGAGGACTTGTCGCTGAGTATCTAGGTATGCAGGAGAGCGAACTTTTTCCGGATTGTTAATATGGAGTCAACTGAATTTTATAATACTCCCGAGGGCTGTGTTATGTATAAGCCGATAGGGAAGTCCGTCCAGGAACTTACGATTGATAGTCGAGCTGTCATCGAGGAGATGCTTGACACGATTAAGGTAAGATACCCGAAGGCATTCAAGGCTCTATGCGAACAATACACTGCGAGTGAACTGAACAGACAGGTTTTTGAGTTCAACATCGTATCTCGTTTCTGTCGCTGCAATTTCGGTGAGTATGATGCACATACACCAGATATTGATGCGGACGGATTCTTTCACTTTGAGGAAGTCAAGTGTCCGCTTCGCGGTGAATGCAGAATGGAAGGTGTCATCTGCAAGCCTGACCTTGATACCAAGCTTACCAGCCGAGAGCTTCAGATAATAGAACTGGTATCCAAGGGGCTTCAGGCTCAAGAGATAGCTGACAGATTATTCATTTCTGTTAAGACCGTGCAAAGGCACAGAGAGAATATCAAGGCAAAACTTCAGATGCGAACACTGGCACAGGTTTCCGCCTATTATCTTGAACATATCAAGGGAAAATAACCATGGTGGCAAAGAAATGTGTAATTTGCGACAATAGCAGGACTTGCATCAACGGCAAGTTCTGCCTTGTGCTAAAGAGATATGTCGAATATACCAATAAACCAGTTTGTAACAATGAGCAATAAAAAATGGACCAAAAACGAAACTGCGTACCTGGTTGATAATTACGGGAAAATGAGTCTGGAAGAGATGGCAAATCATCTTGGCCGATCCACGATGGCTGTCCGTCTGTATGCTCTTCGCCATAGATTAGACGAAAAGCATCAGGTAGTTAAGGAGAATCGACTGAAGAAGCTGCTTGAATACCGCTTCCGTCATCTCGAAGATTTCCATCCTAGCAGATTCTTCTTCAATGAGACGGGAATTAACCAGGTAAGATACTGGGATCTGTTCTTCGGACGCAAGTCTATCACCCCGGCAGAATATAAAGCTGTAGCCGACTATTTTAATATAACGGTCGCGGAGGCATTCGACTCCCTTCAGCTTAATCTATTTGAACAATAAACAATGCAGAATATGAAAATCAACTCAGACTTCATCAACGACGTCAAGAGCAAGCTAGATATCGTTGATGTAATAGGTGCTTATATCAATCTTCAGAAAGCCGGTATCAACCACAAAGGTATATGCCCGTTCCATCAAGATAATCATCCCTCGATGATGGTAAGCAAGACAAGGCAGACGTATCATTGCTTTGTGTGCGGCGAACACGGGGATGTTCTGGACTTTCTTCAGAAGTACAACCAGATAACTTTTACAGAAGCCTTGCGTTTAGCCTGCAAACTTGCCGGCATGGAATTTCCTGAGCAGGAAGCCACGCCAGAAGAAAATGCGGCCTATAAATTGTTGGAATCTCGTCGCATAGCCATTGATGCTGCAGCCAAGTTCTATCAGGGTAATCTTTCGCAGGCAGAAAGCTTTTTGAGAAGCCGCGGATATGATAGCAGCGACAAGGCACTTGCCGAATATGGTGTAGGCTACGCTCCTTCGGGTAACGTTGCTATGCGTAAGCTTACCGAACAAGGATATAACCTTCAGCTTCTAACAGATGTCGGGATTCTCGGTAAGTCGCAGGATGGAAGAAGCTACGATTTCTTCCGCGATCGCATTATGTTCCCGTTCTATGATATATCGGGTAGAGTTATCGCATTTTCGGGCAGAATCGTCACCCCAAATGATAATGCGGGCAAATATGTCAATACAGGCGAGACTCCGATTTTCAGAAAAGGTCAGCACATTTTCGGACTCTATCAGGCGAAAAAAGCAATAGCCAGAGCTGGCTTCACCTACCTGGTAGAAGGTCAGTTTGATGTAATTACTCTGCATCAGTATGGGGTAGAGAATGTAATTGGCGGTTCTGGTACAGCGTTTACTGATGACCAGATAAGGCTCATCCTGCGCTTCACGCAGTCTGTAGTCATGATATATGATGCAGACGATGCCGGAATGAAGGCAGCAGTCAAGAACTGCGAACTGCTGCTGAAGGCAGGCATAAGTGTAAGATGCGTCCGTCTTCCGAAAGGGTATGATCCGGACAGTTATGGCCGACTCTGTAAGGCGGAACTGAAGCAAAGTCTCTTTGATATTACAGAGACCTTCCCGAAAGCACTGAAAAGGATGCTGGTTCCTCGCGGCTGCAAGGATGAGGCAACCATCGCTTCAGCAATGAATACGATATCCAGTCTGGTAGCATGTGTCCAGGATGCAGGCTTGCGTCTAGAGTATATGAAGAGCATTGCCAAGGATTTCGATACCAAGATGACAATCCTTGAAGACAAAGTGCGAGATATACGTCGTAACGTGAACGATGTCAAGAAGGAAAATATGAAACAGGGTATCTTTGGCATCGATAGTCTCAAGGAAAATCTGAGAAACAACGAACCTGCGGTTATTACTTCATCCATCGACACCTTTCTGGAATCGTATGGAGATAATCCTATCGTGTATGTAGCAGGGATGCCATCATCTACAGATATACAGAACCTGCGCCGTATCTGCTGTTATTTCGTAACAACAGAAGAAGGATGCTCAATCAACTCAACTACGGGTGAGGATAGCGACTATTTAGCCACCTTGACAGAAATGTACAAGGCGGGAATCTCCCAGATACGAGTAATGCACGAAGACAAGGTAGAATCCTTCATAGATTTCTATATACGCATACATGGGGACTTACTGTCCGGCTTCTTCGGTGACAAGGTTCCGATTATCACGAGATGTATCGAACTCACAAGCTACGCAGAAGAGACCGTAATCACCGTCAACAAGAATCATTACTGTAGCAAGCTTGGCTTATCCAAGGGGCAGTTCGACGAGATCCGAAAACCATTCGTCAGCAAGCGCAAGAATGTTCTGAAGGCGAACGCCCTGAAGGATGACTTGTATGATGATGATTTTGATGGGGACGAGGTTCCGAGTTATGCGAGGGAAGGTGAGTACGCCCAGATGTTCCGTGAATGCAAGTACTATCCCCGGCTGAACAAGCAGGGCATACCGGTATGCTACATGTTCCAGAACAAGAACGGGCGAGGCTTCTCGCAGGTGGCCGACTTCTATATGGTTCCTCTCCTCCATATCTTCAATGAAGACTTTGAGCAGAACAAGCGAGTACTGAAGGTTAATCGTAGATATTTCGACAAGCCATTATATATCGAGGTTCTTTCTAGTTCCCTGAAGAAGATGAGTACCATCGAGGATGTTCTTATCAACTACGAAGGCGTAAACTTCACGGATGGAGAAGAATGGCAATGGAGGCGCATCAAGGAGTATATGAGCCGCCATTTCGTTCAGTGCCGTGAAATCCAGACATACGGCAATCAGCAGTCTGAAGGAATGAGCAGAAAGACCGATGAACAGTTTTTCGCCTTTGCAAACGGTATTGCTCATGAAGATGAGAACGGGAAATATGTGTTCGAGAAGGTCAACGAGTTGGGCGTAGTGACCCATAACCACATGAATTACTACCTCCCAGCCTTTTCTACTATATATGCTGGATCCGGAAGGCAATCTGATAAATATGAGCTGATATCTCAGCTGGTATATGAAGATATCCCGGTCAATAAGCAGGTTACATTCGAGCAGTGGGCATCACTCATGGATAAGGTGTATAAAATCAATGACAACGGAAAATGGGCGATAGTCTTCGCTCTGATGTGCACATTCAGAAGCAATATTCACTGCCTGGACCGACTCTTTACGGCTCCGTTTTTTATGGGTCCAATGTCTTCAGGTAAGACTCAGATTGCAATATCCATCCGTTCTCTGTTTATAAGCCCAACTATCCCGATATTCAACCTGAATACAGGTACTGATGCGGCCATGAGCACCATCATGGGCACATTCAGAGACGTGCCAGTTGTACTAGACGAGTACAACAACAAGGATATATCTGATACCAAGTTTCAGGCTCTGAAGGGTATTGTGTACGATGGAGACGGAAAGCAGAAGCGCCGTGGAACCTCGGGAAGAGATATCGAAAACGACAAAGTATTTGCACCTGTAGTCATCTGTGGTCAGGAGACCCCTCAGCGAGATGATAACGCTCTGATGAGTCGCGTTATTATCTGCGAGGTTCCTAAGCCCAAGAATAGAACTCCAGAGGAAACCAAGCTGTTTGAGGAACTCAAGAATATAGAGAAGAATATAGGGCTATCTAATGTGCTGCTGGAAGTATTATCACTCAGACCGGCAGTCATGGATCACTTCCGAGCACTCAAGCAGGAGGCATACAGTGAACTAAAAAGCGATGTGGTTAATTCGGGAGAGATGGACCGGCTCATGAAGACGGCTTCCCTCTTTCTTGGTATGGTGAAACTTGTAGAGCAATACTCCAAGCTCAAGCTACCGTTTACCTACGCTGAGTTCTTTACTCTTGTGCAAGAAAAGATCAAGTTTCAGCTGTCTCTGATCCGAAGCACAGATAAGCTTGCCATGTTCTTCAATGCAGTCAACAACATGATCGACACAAAACAGGTGCTCGTTGGTCGAGAAATGCTCATCGAGCAGCCTAAGAGCGTTACGGGTAAGGATTCGCACGGAGACAAGAAAACATTCGCTTTCGAGCTTGGTACGCATGTTCTGTTCCTCCGTCTCAGCAGCGTGTACTCCATCTACGACAGGAGTGGATACAACAGCGAGAACACAACGCTATCTACCCTGGAGCAGAACCTTCGTTCACATCCATCATATATTGGAACCGTACCATCCAGGCGCTTCACCTGGGAGGAGACCGTCGAGGTAGCCAAGCAGGATGATCAGGAGACGATGGTAAGAGTGCGCAAGGAGCGTTCTACATCCACAAGTGCAATTATCATCGACTATGACAAGTTCATGGAGATGTATAATATCGATTTCCGTCGCGGAGAGAGCTTACATACTGAGCCGGGTGACCAAGACACCCAAGACGCAGGTAAAGACGCTACAGGCGAACAGGAAGCCGCATACAAGCCTGGTACAATACCGTTCGACCAGACCGACAAGGGGAAAATGGGTAATACTCCATTCTAAACTATACCCACCTCTATACCTTATACTAGGTACAGAATACCCCAATTTAATGGTACAAAGATACAAAAAATATTCGAGAAAACCAAGGAAAAACCGCATTAAATTGAGTTGAATTTACATATTTTTACCCACGTAAACCCGAGAGGGCAAGCGTGGGTATTTTTTTACATACGTATGACTCGCAGACGCGAAAAATCCCCCGTACCCCCTAATTTTACAAAAAAACCAGGAAAAGCGATGTTTTGAAAATGTTTTTTAGAAAAACGCCTTCCTACAATCCTACAATCCTACAAACGTATTTCTTTTCAAACTATTATATTTATCTATTTATCTTATTATCAGTGATTTGTGTTGATTTTGTGGTTTTTGGAGATTTGTAGGAAATGCTGTAGGATTGTAGGATGTTGTAGGAAATAGAAAATATTTACATTTTGCCGTTTCCTACAATTCCATCCTACAAAATACCCTAATTTGTAGGATTGTAGGACGTGTAGGAAGCGAAAAAATGAGTGTGTAGGTCGAAAATATGTTTGATAAAATTTGCGTAAGTCGCTGATTTTTAGTATCTTTGCATTTGATAACCTGCAATTTGTAGGATTGTAGGACGGTAGGACGTAAAAATAAGAAAAAACAATATGGAAAAAGAAAAACGTATCTCGAAACGAATTGCATCCATCAGAATTGAACCATATCTGGCGGAGTACATTCAAAAAAAGCTGGAAATCGACCCGAAAACGGGTGGAGTAAAAATTCCGCACACTACAGATTTGTATCATGTAGTGTGGAATCTCATGTCTAAGCCGGATTCTAATAGCACGGTTCCTGAAGATGCCAACCTGAAGATATTCCTTCCATCTCGCCGGTCTAACATGGATGGTCACCCAGGGAAGGATCCTGCTTACTTCAACTACCTCTCCATGTCGGCAGCCAAAAAGATAGAAGATCATATCCGCCTACTCTTCAACTTCGAGTTCCATCGGATCATGATGGAGAACGAAGAGCTTGGAAGGCCTAAGCGTAACCAGGATGTTGTGTACGAGTTCATAAGAACATACCATCTCGAGTCAATATCTCCCGATGCACTTCTGAAGAACTTTTATCGCTATAAACTGCGACTTTTCCCGAAAACTCCGAGAAAATACCAAAAAAAGAAGGGCGTTTAATTATTTTTAATACATACCGAGTGCAAAAAGTTGTCACTCAAAAATTCACAATAATCACTCTAAAAATACGTATTATGATAGAATTTTCTTGTCTTGTGGGCGTATCCCTCATAGGAAGTCCAGAAAAGTGGGATATCTTCATGGCTGACCCGTTCACTTTTGAGCCATCCATGACAGAGGAGAATGGTGGCGTGTATTGGGATTGCAGTAAGACTTTCGTGGTTGATATCCCCGATAATGATACGATTAACGAGTTTAAAACGGCTCGCAATGCCATTGTAACCATCTCCGACGTAAGCCGCATAAGCGCAACGCAGGACCCTGTGGAATACAGAATAGGCACAGAAGATATCCCAGCGAGGGTACAGATCATCAAGCATCTCAACAAGGCGAAGCTGGCAGTTAAGTGCAAGATGCTCACGAATCCACTTGGTTAGGGTCTTTTATATACCTATTATATATATGTACCTTTGCGGAAAACTTAATTAAGATGGATGAAATACAGACCCTCCTGCTTTCCACTTTACCGTTATGGATTACAGGGGATGCCTACCGCCGATTGATGGTAGCCGCATTCCCTCTGAACGGTACCGTGGCGAGTTTGGAACATAAGAAAGCCGAACAGGCGATGACCCTAGCAGAGGTTCGGGAATATCTCAAGACTCATACCTGGTATCAGTACGAGACGCATGAAGCGCTTCAGGAGATATCTTCCAAGGCTGCTCAGTGTGACGAAACCCGAAATGTGGTTCTTACGGACGAGTTCAGTTCGCCTTCCCTCGCTGATGGAGCAATCGCCTATCATCGTGTTTTTGGAGTTGTGACCGCAGATAGCTACTGGTACTTCTCTTCCAAGCAACTTGAGCAGGATATCGTATCCGCAGAGAACAATCCTCAGATATCTGCCCATCTTCTCCATATTAACAGCCCTGGTGGAGAAGCCTGGTACATGGATCGCCTGAGCGAAACCCTGCGAAGCGCCAAGAAGCCTATCCTTGCCATCTACGAGGAATATTGCGCCTCCGCAGCCTATTACATCGGCTGCCATGGTCAGAAGCTATATGCTACCACCAGCCACGACTTTGTAGGATGCATCGGAACCATGTGTTCCTTCTGGAACTTCGAGCCATATTTCGAGAAGCTCGGACTGAAGAAGATTGTTGCCAAAGCTACCAACTCTTCCCGGAAGAATAAGGTTTTCGATGACCTGAAGGACGGAAAGTCTGACGACTACATCAAGAACGTGCTCGACCCAATGAATGAGCAGTTTCTTTCTGAAGTGAAGGCGATGCGCTCTAAGCTTTCGGATCTGGACGATGATGCACCGGTACTTCAGGGCGAGAGTTACTATACTGCTCCGGCTGAGGAAGTGGGTCTCATTGACGGCAAGCGCACCTTGATGGAAGCGGTTGCGGAAGTAGCCCAGCTTGGCGAGGCCTACATGGGAACGCAGAGCCTTTATGGATTCGGTTAATATTCATATTTGTTTTTTGTTTGATCTATAGTTGTTTTAATGTTTAAATTAATTGGTTGATTTATGAATTTCAAAGCAAGACTAAACAAGATTCTCGAGAAACTTGGCTTCACCAAGAAGTTCGAGAACAAAAGCCTTACCGCAGAAGAGTACAAAACCCTTTGCGAGGCTTACCAGAAGGAGTTTCAGAGCACCCTCATGGATGATCTCGCCGCAGAGAACAGCGCAGACGAAGAGGCTGAGCACCAGAAGCAGATTAATTCGCTCTACGCCATCGTCTCGAAGGCAAGCAAGTCGAAGGATGATAATTCCGACGGCGATGGAGATGGCGGCGATGGTGATGACGATGAGGGCAAGAAGAACGAGAACAGCCAGCAGAATGCCGATGCTCCCCAGAACGTAAGTTACGAGCAGCTTGCAAAAGCAGTATCAGAACTTGCAGAGAATATGCGGAAGATGGCACAGAGCACAGCTCCTGACAAGCCTGCCGCTCATGTTACCGCTCCTTCTATCCCTGTCAATGGCTTCGAGTCGAACGACAGCTACCTCTTCGGCATCGAGCACTCTATGTTCGATATGAAGAAGCGTTGGAACAAGATTACAGCCAACCCTGCGCTGGCATCAGTATCAGAACCTGACGAGGAGTCTGACGGAAAAGCATTCCGAAAGGAGTCTATGGCGTTCGCCAAGTCTCTTCAGCAGCGCTACAAGTATCACCAGAGCCGCAACGAACTCGGTGATGCCAAGGCTCTCGCATCCGGTCAGTTTGCCACTAATTATAGCGGCGTGGATAATGCCGGATTAGGAGATCAGTTCGTTATCCTTCGTCAGGATGCCCTCATCGCACGCATTCTTGAGCTTCGCAATCTCACCGAATATTTCCCTGTTCGCTATGGTGTGCAGGATCGAGACGTTCTCTTCAATGCCTTCTTCGATGAGGTATCTCAGGGCTATCAGCCTGGCGAAATCTACAAGGGCGGCATGCAGCTCGAGAACGAGATGGGCTACGTGGATGATGCTATGATTAAGGTACAGTTCGGACCGATGAAGGAGATTGAGCGCAAATACATCGCTTATCTCAACAAGGAAGGTTCTGATCCTATCAAGTGGTCAATGATTGAGTTCTGTCTGCTCAACCTCCTCAAGAAGGCTCAGGACGAGCAGAACCAGCGTCGTATGCGTGGTATTTACGTGAAGCCAGAGGAGGGTCAGCCTTCAAGCTACCTCAATGCCGGTACTGGTATCTGGTACACTCTGCTTCGCTATATCCACGACTACAGCATCAAGCCATTTGCCAACAAGAGCTACAATACCTATACTTCGGCCAACATGCTGGATGCGGTCAAGGAGTTCATTACCGATGTCAAGACTCACCTCACCGAGGGCATGACACTCGACAAGCATGTGCTCTATCTCAACGAGAACCACATCGACTGGTGGCTTGCTAATTGCCGCGAAACCTATGGCAAGGATCTCGACTTCACTGGTCCTGATGGTTACAAGAACCGCGTTCCTGACTCTACCATCCAAATCAAGTGGCTTCCATACGAAGGCAAGTCTTGCTGGATGTTCATGGATGTTCCTGGCAATATCCAGTTTGTTGAATATCTCCCAGGCGAGATGTTTGCCGTGAAGATGGAGGAACAGATGGAGATGGTTCGTGCGTGGAGCACTTGGAAAGAAGGATGCGGTGCAGCTTTCACTGGCCGAAAGTTCGAGACCAAGGCAGATATGGATGATAACGATTACGAGTTCCAGCAGATCTTTACGAACCTTCCTGCTGCTACCATCGGTGCAAGTGTAGATGCTTCGAACGGTTTCTGGCATATTACTGATGCAGCCACTACTGCTACAGCCATCGATGACATCGCAAAGGCGAAGGCAGGTGTAGCTTACTGTATTGAGATTGGCGAGGATGACACCAAGCATCAGCTTACCATTGCCAATAGCGGCAAGTTTGCCAATATCACCGCTGCGTGGACTCCAACCAAGGTGGGTGACTATATCATGGTTATCCTTGGCAAGGACGGCAAGTTCCGTGAGCTGGAGCGTCGTGTAGGTGGCAAGCGAACCATCAACAAGGCCGTTCAGCCAAACGTTCCTGGTGGACGCTAATTCATAATATATAGTATTTAAGTTGTTTACCTGGTAGGAGGGGCGCATCATGCGTCCCGCCTACCTTTTCAGAAAAAGATTATGAAGAAAAATAATATTCCAGTACGCCATCGTGCGTACAACCCGAACAAGGGTTATAATTACGCCCAACACAAATGCCGTCTTCTCTTCATGACTGTTATGATGGTAATGAGCATCATTTCGCTTCTTCAGATGTTTGATGATCCTACATCTTCCATGGGGATTGGCGGTACAGGTGTCTCAATGGCTGCCTTTGTAGCTTTGACCACTATCGATGATGTAACAGACAGAGATACTCATGGCTCTGCCATCGCTTATCAGGTGGTCCTGGTTCCTACATCCCTTGTAGATATGGGCAAATCGTTTCCTCAGCCAGACAAGGACCGAAAGGTGAAGGCGATTCCGTTCAAAACTGCAGCTGCAGATACCCTGGAGGCTTTCCTTTTCGATGCCCACGACATCCCAACGTTTACCGCCACCACGGAGAAAGGCGATATCACTACTTCTGGCGAGAATAATGTTGTAATCGTTATGGGTGGAACCCGAGTGGAACTCTACAACTTCATCGAGGAGTATGCCGGAGGTAAGTTCATTATCCTTTACAAGCATGTGAAGGACCCACAGTGGTATATCCTTGGCGAACCTGAGCGACCTATGATTCTCAATAACACGGAGACCAAGGACGATAAGGACGGACGCTACACAACCTTCACCTTCAAGCGTACATCTGTAGATTTACCATGCCTGTATGCCGAGGATCCTCTTGGCGTTACTACAGCAGAAGAAAGTCATGCAGGTAGTGATACGGGGCAGAGTGTAGTTTCATCTCCAACGGCAAAGAATAAGCTCTCTTAAAGTTTTGTTTTCTCATTTTATTTTTTATTAGTTAAATTGAAGAAAGGTGTGTCGCCATCAGATAGGTGGCGCACCTTTTATAATATATATAAGGTATGATTAACAGAAGAGAAAAATTACAGCTTTTCAACAAGCTGAGAGGAGGAGATCACGCCACGGCTGATATTTCCCTCCTGGATGACGTACAGCCAAACCACCCCAAACTTGCCCGTTTTTCCCGAGACCCTAAGCGTTATGCTGACGAAATTCTTTATGCGCTTCTGGATTTCTGCAATGAAGAAGAAATTACCAGCAACCGGGAATATTACGAGAGTGCAAATGATAGTTCAAGTAATACTTCAAGTAATACTTTAATGGAGCCAGAACAGAAACTTCTTGACGGTTCAAGTAGTACTTCAACGGAGGAAGAGCAGAATCATTCCGGCGGTTCAAGTAGTACTTCAACGGAAGGAGAGCAAAAACCATCTGACGCTTCAAGTAATACTTCAACGGAGAAAGAAGGCGAAGAACCTTCAGCCGATTCCCCTGAAGAGTCTTCTGATGCTTCACCAGAAGCTTCATCTGATGCACCCGAAGGTGATTCGTCTCCGGAACCTGATGCTCACGATGTAGCCGGACAGGATGAGGACTCAAAAAAAAAGTAGTTCAAAAGGAAGAGGAATATCCTAACATCGACTGGGACAACCTCTCCAACGAGGACGTACAGATGGCAACCGTCATCTACAACGACCGCATCAACACTTGGCGCAAGATGAAGAAACTCGACGAACTCCTTGATAAGAAACCAAAGGCGAACGATGTGGCCGCCATGGCAGAACTCCGCATCCGCAACCTTCAGGCATTCGATGAACTGAAGGCTTACAACGATACCGGCAAGTTCCTGTATAAGCATCCGCTGCTGAAGGGCAAGTCGGAATTCGATGAACTCGTGAAGCTCTTCAAGAAAGACCCTGCCGAGTTTCTTCATAAGCATAAGAACGTGCTCGATAATATCAAGCGCTACAAGAGCTATATTAAAAGAGATGATCGCAAGGATAAACGTGCCAGCGACCGTGAGAACCTCCAGCGCCATCAGGAACGTGAACGTATGTTCAAGATGGTGATGGAGCAGTATAGTGATAAATCAGATAAATCAGATAAACCAGATGGACAAGATGGATAAGACGGAATTACGAAAGATTGCAGAAACCTGCGTTTCTACAATCAAGACCGGAGGTGTGCTCGAACAGGCTCAACTCAAGGCAGACAAGAAGATAGCTGAGATGGCATCCGAAGGAGACCTCGACGCCATCAAGCTTCTGAATGAGCGCATGCAGGACCGGGAGGAACTTAAACTGAGAAAGGAGTTGTTCGGCGTATGAAAAGCGAGATAGAGAAACTGGAAAGCGTACACCCCGACCTTATCACCACCTTCCTGACCACAGGCGACGGTGAAGGCATCCCGGATGATGTGCAGATTTTCCTGAAGCAGCTGCAATGGGCTGCCGAAATCTACGAGTATGAGCGCAACATTACACGCGGTGCCCGCCAGCTCAAGCAGCGCATTGCTGCGCAGCAGAAGATTACCCTCGATGTGCGTACCTGCATGACCCGCATCAACCAGGCGATATCTTACTTCAATGTGGATTGCAACGTAAGCATCAAGGTCTGGGAGAATGATTTTGCCAACAAGTATGAAGACCTCGCCAAGCTCTGCTCCGCCAAACGTGACTACAAGATGCAGAAGGCCTGCATGGATCAAGCCCTGGAATGCCGCCGACGTGCATCCGAGCAGGCTGAAGCCGACCGAGACCTCGGCGTGGTGTTCCTTATCACTCCAGAGGTCACCCCAGAAGAGCTAGGTTTTCAGAAAAAGAGTCTCAAGGAGATTGCCGCCAAGCACAACCGCGGTTTTTATATATCACTCATCGATGGTCTGCCTATCGAGAGTTCAGAGAAGAAACGTTTGCTTCGTGATGCTGACATCCAGGAAGCGGAAATAGTGGAGGAAATAAGCGATGAGCCAACTGATATTGAATGATAGTACCATAGGGGAGTTCGAGCACTACTACATGAACAACATGCAGCTGCTTGCCAACATCATCGACCCCAATATGCTTTTTGCCGAGGTAGCCCGTGCCGGAGGTAAGACTGAAGGCGTGACGGGTCCCCGGCTGATACGTGTGGCCAATGATATGCCGGGAGAGTTATCTTTCCTGGTTCACAAGACCTACGTGGCGTTGATGACCAACGTCTGGCCTAACATCCAGGCATACTTCTCCCGCCAGGTAGTGGTGAACGGACAGCAGCGTTCCATGCTCGAATATGGTATCGATTACGTAGTAGGAGAGAGTACGCTGCCTTCCCATTTCCGTAAGCCCCGATACCCGATAGCCTATGCCAAGCACAGCGTAATATTCCGCAATGGCGCTCACCTCCAGCTGGTATCCAGTGACCAGCCGGAATCCGTGGCAGGTAGAAATGCCGTGCACGCCTTTGTGGAAGAGATGAAGCATAACAGTGGAGAGAAACTCAAGACCCGACTGTTCCCATCCTTGCGTGGAGGTCCTGCCAACGTGCGATGTTCTGCTTACTATGAAGGTGTTACCGGTGTGAGTGATACTGCACGAGTTGATCTCGGTGAGGACGACTGGTTCGAGGACTACGAGAAGAAGGTGAATCCGAAGCTTATCGAGGAGATAGCCACCGTAGCCCTGGAGGTTAACCGGAGCCTCTACCGTCTCTTTGTGCTCAGGCAGCAGGAAAGAGACTCCAAGGATCCGGTTCTTCTGGAGAAGATGCGACTGGAGACGGTAAGACTCAACTCCTTCGTGGAGCGATGGAAGCCACGCCTTGCCGACATGCGCCGCAACGCCATCTTCTACATCCGTGCATCCTCCTTCTGCAACAAGGATATTCTCGGGCCTAAGTTCTTCAAGACGCAGCTCGATACCCTTGATACCGATGAGTTCCTCACTGCCATTTGTGCCATTCGACACAAGGAGGTGACCAACAAGTTCTTCATCAACTACGACCACGTAAGGCATCAGTTCAAGGATAGCTACAAGTATGAGTCGATTCTTCGCCTGAACCTGAAGGACAGATTCATCCTCTCTGCCGAGTATCTTCTTCACTACGATCCTCAGGAACCGCTCTACATGGGCTACGACCCCGGCAACTTCCAGTCGCTCATCGTAGCCCAGAAGAAGGACTATGGCAGGCGGCTCGATATCATCAAGGAGTTTTTTGCCTTCCTGCCCAAGGATTACAACGACCTTGTTTCGGAGGTGCATCAGTTCTTCGGATCAGCAGCCGTCAACAAGACGATTTATCTCTACCCAGACCGTGCCGGCAACAAGCGCAGGGAGGAACGTGAGCAGATAACCACCGACTCTCTCAACCTGAAGGCTGCCCTGGAGTCGTATGGCTTCATGGTGGTGCTCTACAACGAGGATGCTCCTACCATCTATCATTGGCAGCAGTTCAAGCTCTGCCAGATGTTGTTTGGAGAGCGCAGTCCGCTGCTTCCCGTGGTCCGCATCGATGAGAACGAGTGCAAGAACCTTTGCAGTGCCATCATGGTTTCTCCTCTGAAGAAGACGGATGGCAAGATAGAACTTGACAAGAGTTCCGAGAAGAAGCAGCAGCTCAAGAACCAGGCAGGACTCACCACACAGCTTCCCTCTGCTATGATTTACCTGCTTTACGGCCTCTATTCCGATGCAGTGAAGGCGGAATTAAGTACGTATCCCACCGATTTACCCGACAATTTCGAGATATAAACGGTGGATAATATCCTATTTCCGCAGCAATAAATTATGCACGGAAACCAATAATTCGCACAAAATGAAGGGGTGCAAAACGCAAGATGCTGATAATCAGCCCTAGCAGCCCCGCCCGGAGAAAAATCCCGAAAAATGCGTCACCCAAACGTGCACGCACCGCTGGGAAGGGGAAGAGAGGTGCAGCCCTTGCGATTCTCGGAAATATGACGGCTCCAGGGTGCAGCCGGTCTTTTGCGGGGCGAAAATTATTCACTATCTTCGCATCATCATGAACAGGAACAGCAAGAACATCATCATGGATGGTATCACGGCAATGCAGTGGGCTAGGGAGATCAGCAAGCTGCCCGATGGGGAGTTTATCCTTGCCTTCTACCCTTACTCCAGGCAGAGGGGAGAGGCAAGTGCCAAGCTCCAGATACGCCGCCACTGCAAATACCGTACCCAGCTGCCCAGGGAATGCTTTGCCATCGATGGAGAGAATTATTTCCTCTACACCGATGAGCATGGAGAGCCTAAGATGTGCTACCGAATCCTCATCAGGTTCATGGGCTTCCCTCAGGACGGATATAAACTACACAAAATAAATTGGCTATGAATAAGGATTATGAAATAGACATGTATGGCAACGCCGGCATCTATCTTGCCGATGGCAATACCTTCACCTTCCAGCTGGGTGAAGGCGACCCTGCCATGGGTGCAGAGCAGCTCTTCCAGTCGCCACTGCTGGAGTCTCCCTTCGGCGGTACGCTCTGGATGCAGCAGCACCACTACCTGGGCATACAGGGTTACCAGGTACTGATGCGTGGCAACAACAACCAGCAATGCGACGAGGTGACCAGGGAGATTAAGGAGAACCGACTGCTTCCCCGTCTCTACTCCAAGGAAATCAAGATGCTCTATGGTCACGGACTCGCCGTATATAAGCAGGCTATCGAGGAGGGTAAACTGGTACGCAAGTACGAGGAACACCCCGAGGTGATGGAATGGCTCGACTCCTGGAGTTCCCGTGGCATTCCTTCAGTAGAAGAGTTCTGCAAGACCTGCATCAAGAACTTCTATTATTTCGGCGACTTCTTCGTGAAGTGGCGCTTCACCCGAGGCAAGATGATAGGCATGGGCAAGCCGGTGGCTGCCCTTGAAGCCATGGAGAACCGTTACTGCCGACTGGCAACTACCCGCCAGGACGTAGCTTCAGAACTTATCTCCTACGGCGATTTCAAGCAGGTGGTAGTGGGACGTTTCGCCTATGGTCTGTCAAGCTACCAGATTTATCCGAAGTTCAGTTTCAGCGAGGTAGATAACTACCAATTCGCCGCCATCTCTCATCATCGTGAAAAATCGGTAGACGAATATTACGGAGCCAACGAGACGCATCAGGGTGCCCGACCTTACATCCAGGGTAGCAACAAGACCGCCCGATACATCAACAGTTTTCTGAAAAACTCGCTCGCCGCAAAGGTTCACGTCATCATTCCGAACGCCTGGATCCAGAGCAAGCGAACCCAGATGACCAAGCTCTGCGAGGAGAACAAGCGGCGCAAGGCAAAGGATATGGAACTGCTGAAGTACAACGGCATCGACATCGGAACCGACTTCAAGGAGTCGTGCATGGTTCGCTACGTCCGCGACGAGGTCCGTAAGTTCAGCTCCTATCTTTCCGGTGCAGACAATCAGGGAAAGGGTTTTTCTTCCATCTCCTTCATGGATGCCCAGGGACACGAGCAGTCGTGGAAGGTGGAGACCATCGACCTCAAGTATAAGGAATATATCGAGGCACTCATCTCCTACGACAAGCGCACCGAGCAAGCCCTCCTTTCTTCCGTAGGTCTCGATGCCGCCATCTCTGCCGTAGATAAGGATGGAGTCATCTCGAAGAGTGGAAGCGACACCTATTACAATTATCTCATCTACATCATGTCGCTCACCTCCGAGGACGAGGTATGTGCGGAACCGCTCAACTGGGCACTGCGCATGAACTTCCCCGAACTCTACAGGAAGGGTTACCGACTCGGCTTTTACCGCGAGGTTCCCCAGCGACAGGAAGATATTACACCATCAGAACGACTTAACCAGCAACAGGCATGAACAAGAAATTTCAACTCAATCAGCTCTTCAGCAGCTACGCACAGTTCTGCAACTGCGCGCCTGGTGCTGATACCAGTGCCGACTTCGACAGCCTTCAGGGTTCTGCCGTAGCCGCACGCAAGCGTGTTGTCGCCATTATCGGCGGCAACACGTTCACCGATATTGTAGCCATTCAGGAAGAGGAAAGCTGCATCAAGGACTTTCTCCGCACAGCCATGGCCAACCTTACGCTTGCCACCCAGATCGTCTTTGATGCCGTGAACCGCCGAAAGAACGATATCAACCTCTACAAGTACGAACTGGAAGGCATGAAGCGTTCCTACATGGAAAACTACTTCAATGCGATGGATTCGCTGATTTCAGAACTTGCCGAGGAGATAAGCCCCGATGAAACCGCCGAAATTCGCCTTGTCATGGAAGATTGGCGCAAGACCAGTTACTGCAAGATGCTCAGCAAGCTGAAGGTGGATTCTGCCGATGAATTCGACGAAATCTATCCCATCGACCTCTCGTTCCTCTTCTTCTTCCGCTGCGTTCCCTTGCAGAAGGAAGTGCTCGACGAGAGTATCGGTGCCTATTTCGACCGCCTTGAAAAGGGTGGGGAAGACCAGACGTTTGCCGAGTTTGCCCAGAAGGCACTGCCCATGCTGAAGCGTGCCCTGGTGAAGAAGACGGTGGCGAAAGCCCTCAGGCGATTCGATATCCTGGAGTTTCCTGCCACTATCCGAAACCTCTTCGATGACAACACCTCCACCCGCCAGGGCAGTGACGAGGCGAGCCGTGCGCTGCAGCTTGCCACCCAGCTCGACGGAGAGGTGGAAGATCTGCTGCATAATGTGGATATGCTTCTCGATGCCCAGGAAGGCAACGATTTCCTTTCCTTCTCTGCCGAGAACCGCATGGATGATAACATGTACTTAATGCCATAGCTTATGAAAAAGTCGATATCCGTAAGAGCCAACGGGAAGGAATACGAAATCCCGAACTCATGGGAACTGCTCACTTCTGAGCAGTATCTTAAATTGATAGAGCTTGTTTCGCTCATGGAAAGTGGGCAGTACTCACTAGGCGTTGTCAAAGGCCTGTTCCTCTGTCACCTGATGAAATGGGATGCAGGGAAAATCGCAAGCGACAAGCGGAACCTGGAAAACTTCGTGAGCATTGCCAACCAGATTTCCTTTTTCTATAAGGAGAAAGAAGATAAGTTCGTGCTCGATTTCTGCTTCTGCCGACAGATGCTGCCCATCGTCTTCATCGGCAAGAAGGCGTATTATGGCTACGAGGTAAGCACCGACTATAATTCGCTCACCTGCTCTCTTTCTGCCCTTCAGTATATCGAGGCAAGGCAACTGCTCGATATGGGCGAGGAGAGTCTTCCGCTGCTGGCTGCCGTACTTTACTTCAGGAAGGGAGAATATTCCTCCGAGAAAGCCCAGAAACTGGCAGGCGAGTTCAGGAAGCTCCCGGCTAATACGCTCAGGGCAATAGCCTTGAACTTCACTGCCGTGAACAACTTCATTTTCATGAAGACGGAATTCTCCCTGCTCACCAAGTTTGCTCCGCAGAAGGGGAATGCCATTACAACCGATGCCACCGATGCACTCTACGACCTCTCGAAGGACGGTCTGGGCAATGCTCGTCAGGTAGAGCAGATGAACGTGCTCACCTATCTCCGCATCCTCCGCAAGAAGACCATCGATGGCGTGAAGACCCTCAGAGCCGCCGGCATGGATGTGGTCAAGATAGCCAACGAGGTGGGTCTGCCGCTTGAGATAGTGAAAAAGATTATTTAACCAGGGCAGGAAATAACCATCCTGCGACAAAATTACAAAGCTTATGTTATTGGATTTATTTACATACTTTGCCAAGTTTCCCCAGAACTCCGGCATCATCAAGGGCATCGCCACCAAGGGCGAGAGCAGCATGGAAGAATATGCCACTACCCTCGGCATCATCGCCAGGATGGAGGAGAAGGAACTGGTTCCCGAGATTCAGAACTACGTATATGGGCAGTCATTCGACGAACTGAAGCAGCGCATCGACAAGCTTACGGGTTCCTTCCTCTTCGTTGACTACGGCGAAGTGGACATACAGGACGATGGGCGCAGAAGCTTCGAGTGTACCCAGCGCATAGCAGTGACGGTGGCGCAGAAACTATCCAGCAATGCCGATATGCTCGAGAGAGTCATCGTTAACGACCGTACCCTCCAGATGCTCTCCCAGGTGCACGCACGCATCATGGCCGACGTGGAGACAGAAGGACTCTACTGGATGGACCGCGAGAGAATTACCAACTGCGAGATTATCCCATTCGTTTCTGCCGAGCTGCAGAGCTACGGCTGGACCCTCATGCTCTCAGCCAAGGGTGCCGATATTCTCGATACCCACAGTCTGGCACGCAAGATGATGCGCAGGCAGTCCTTTGCACCATCGGAATAAATATATACCTTTGCAGCGTCGATAATCATAAGGCCGAAATGATATGAAACAATGAGTCCACTTTAAAAAGTGGTTTCGTTTAAAAGTTTAACATACATTCGTTCTTTGACATTTTGTAGTCTGGAGATTTTTTCGTAACTTTGAAGTCTCAAATAACAATATAAGAATATG